GCGTCCCCCGAGACGGCCGTGACCGTATAACGGTTGACTGCTCCCTGCATATCCCGCATGCTGACCGACTCGACCAGGTAGTTGTCGCCGAGGCCGGCGGCCGGGATATCTACCGGGAGGAGTTGCCCTGGACGGAGCCCGGGGGAATCGGTCTCGAACCGGATCACCTGTGGGATCACCCCGTGCTGCCGGAGATAGGCCAGCGCCTTCGTGACGGCGACGTTCTGCACGTTGATCGCCGGGTCATCCGCGATCGCCTCGTAGACTCCGGTGCCCCCCTCCAGCGCCCGGCGGGCGAGGATCTCCGCGTCGAGCCGTTCGTCAACCAGGATCGGGAACATGCCCTGGTAGGTCAGAGCGACCGCGGCACCGGTTCCTGGCGCGACTTCGGCCGTCAGGACGTTCGAGCCATAGGACCAGTAGAAGTCCCGGCCCTCGTGCAGGCCGGTGACGCCGAGCGTCTTCGGCACTCCATTCACCGTCACCGCAGAGGCCGTGCCGACCGGGTAGGAGACCTCGAAGAGTTTCTGGTCAGCGGCGGCGATCACAGTATCCGTCCGCTCGTCAGTCAGCGCCGTCCCGGCCCGGACGATCTGCCGGTTCCGATAGAGGTCCCGGCTCTCGCTGATCTTCAGGTTCCGCCAGTTCTGCGAGGTCTCCGTGAGCCCAAACGGCGCTGCGTTCCTATCTTTCGGCGTGAAGTGGAGGCGTTTTTCGTAGTCAATATACCAGATGTAGCCGGCAAGTTCAGCGATATCGTCGAACGCCTGCGAGGCCGGGACGTAGTTGAAGACAAACTTCTCGATCGCCGGCCCGGTCTCAACGAGCGAAGTATCGACATCCTCCGCGACGCCCCCGTAGGTGAAGAACCGAGTCACGATATCCTTGATGACGTCGCCGGCGTAGATCGTCGGATGCTCCTCGTCGGGCTGGTAGACGTAGGCGACGAGGTGGCGGTCGGCGATCTGGGTGTAGTCAACGCACGCGAGGCGCTTGACCCGGAGCCGTTTGCTCGCGTCGATCTCCTCTTCGACCGAATCGACCGTGCCGGCGAAGATCAAGCTACCTGTCTCGTCCCGGATCTCGACGACCTGTCCGACCTCGACCACACTCGTGAACGGGGGATGGTCGACCGTCTGGAGAGAGGCAGTGGTTCGGGTGCCGAGCGACCCGGAGATCGAGAGCGTGCCGGCGCGGTAGGCTGCCGGCTGCCCGCTGATCGTGACGATGAGATCAGCCATTCAGCGCGCCTCCCGTCCGACGGTTCCAGGTCCGGAACAGGGTCTCCCCGATCGCGTAACCGTCGAGTTCGACCACTACGCGGGTCTCTCCCCCACCGATAAGGCCGAGGATCCGCGCCAGTGCGCCGGCATCTGGGTCCGGGGGCATGGCGGCCGCCACGATGTCCGGGATCTGGATCTTCGGGATCTGGATCTTCGGGAGGTCCGGCCACACGATCGTCGGTTCGGGGAGGTCGACAAACTCCTCGTCGACATCCGGTTCCTTGTCGGCGGGTGTGACACGTTCTTCCTCTGTCAGCGGGACCGCTGGTACCGGTTTCAGAGTATCGGGCCAGTTGATCACCGTGACCGGGATCGGGAGATCGAACGCCGGCGGTATCGGGCGCGACGACAGTTCGGGCACTGTCGGTTCGGGGATGTCCGGGATCTCCTGAACCGAAACCCCAACCGCCGGCACGACAACGTCCGGGGCGTCCACAACGGGCTCCGAGACTTTGGGCTCCGGGAGAGTGGCCAGGAGGTCCGGCCACACGATCGTCAGGGTGGGGAGCGGGTCGGGCACATCGGGCTCCTGGAGGGCGGGGGCTTCCAGACCCGGCGGCTCGGTCGGTGTCGAAGGTTCATTCCCTGGGACCAGGACCTCCGCGGAGGGCACTTCGACGACCGGCACATTGACTGCCGGGAGGTCGGGAGAGTTCGGGGTTTTGGGCTCCTGTACATCGCTCCGGGCGACCATCTGATCCCAGTTCGTCACCGAGACGGGGAGCGGAGTATCGAGTGCCGGGACTGATACCGACGGTGCCGGGATCGTCGGGGTTTCGGTCTCCGGGATCTCTGGTACGTCGACAACCGCCACCGGAGTCTCCGGCTTCGGAGCAACCGGAAGGCTGGACTTCGGGAGAGTGGGGGCCGGTTCGGGTTCCGACTCTTTCTCGAACTCCTTGTCGATATCCTCTTCCTCCTCGACGGGCTCGACCCGCTCATCTGCCGCCGGCGGTGCTGCTTGCACCGGGCGCAAGGCGGCGGGCCAGTTAATCACCGTAACCGGGATCGGGAGGGAGAACGCCGGGGTCGGTGCAGGCGAGGATTCAGGGACGCCGGGCTCCGGGAGATCCGGGATCGTTGGGGGCTCAGTCTCCGGGATCTCGACAGAGGTCGGGGGAATGGGCGGGATCTCACTCTCCGGTAAGTCGGGGAGATCCGGGAGTTCAGGAGCGGGAGTGACGACTGCCGGCGGTTCGACCACCGGGATCTCGCTCTCCGAGACCTCCGGTATGTCGACGGGGATCACCTCGACCTCCCGGCCGGCTGCCGGCTCTCCGGGCTCCTGCACGGGGATCCTAGCGACCATCTGATCCCAGTTCGTCACCGAGACGGGGAGCGGAGTATCGAGTGCCGGGACTGATACCGACGGTGCCGGGATCGTCGGGGTTTCGGTCTCCGGGATCTCTGGTACGTCGACAACCGCCACCGGAGTCTCCGGCTTCGGAGCAACCGGAAGGCTGGACTTCGGGAGAGTGGGGGCCGGTTCGGGTTCCGACTCTTTCTCGAACTCCTTGTCGATATCCTCTTCCTCCTCGACGGGCTCGACCCGCTCATCTGCCGCCGGCGGTGCTGCTTGCACCGGGCGCAAGGCGGCGGGCCAGTTAATCACCGTAACCGGGATCGGGAGGGAGAACGCCGGGGTCGGTGCAGGCGAGGATTCAGGGACGCCGGGCTCCGGGAGATCCGGGATCGTTGGGGGCTCAGTCTCCGGGATCTCGACAGAGGTCGGGGGAATGGGCGGGATCTCACTCTCCGGTAAGTCGGGGAGATCCGGGAGTTCAGGAGCGGGAGTGACGACTGCCGGCGGTTCGACCACCGGGATCTCGCTCTCCGAGACCTCCGGTATGTCGACGGGGATCACCTCGACCTCCCGGCCGGCTGCCGGCTCTCCGGGCTCCTGCACGGGGATCCTAGCGACCATCTGATCCCAGTTCGTCACCGAGACGGGGAGCGGAGTATCGAGTGCCGGGACTGATACCGACGGTGCCGGGATCGTCGGGGTTTCGGTCTCCGGGATCTCTGGTACGTCGACGGAGATCTCGGGGTTTTCAACGGGTGGGATCGCAGCCGCCGGGGGGGTAGCCGGGATCTCCGGCTTCGGCGCGACCGGGAGTTGAGATTTCGGGAGTGCGGGGGCAGGTTCGCGCTCGGGCTCGTCCTCGAACTCCTTGTCGATATCCTCTTCTTCCTCTTCCTCTTCCTCCTCGTCTTTCTTCAGGAACTCATCGATCTCTTTACTGAACGATGTCTCACTCCACCGCTGGATCTTGAGTTTTGGGATCTCAATCTTGTCCGCCTGGAGATGGATCCGGCCCAGTTTTGGGAGTGAGATTCCCACTTTCTCCGTGACACTGTTTGCCGCCTCGATGAACCCATTGATCAGGTCGATCATCTTGTTGAGTGAGTCCTCGGTCCACTGCACGATGTTCTTCCACAGACCGTACACGAACCCCAGGATCCCCTGTCCGACGAACTCGATCCCGGTAGCGATCGCGTCCCACCCCATTGAGATCACGCCGACGAGCGCCTGCATCGCCCCTTTGGCTATCTCTGTGAGGGCTTCACCGGCTGCCTCCCAATCCCCGGCGAGGAGCGCCGTGAAGAGTTTTACGGTGCTCAGGAGCATATCGAGCACCCCGGAGATGATCGTCTCGATGTAGGGCCATGCCCACTCGATGATCGGGACGATCACCGTCTCAACGACCCACTGAATCGCGGCACCGATATTCTCCCATGCTGCTATGAAGATCGGGCTGTTCTCCTCATACCAGTCGAAGAGGTAGGCGAGTTTCTCCTGAAGGAAGTCGATCACCGGCACCATGCGGCCCTGGAATGATGCGACGAACGGCGCTGCGGCTACCTGCGCCTGCACCGCCCAGTCAGCGATCCCCTGTCCGATGTCAGCGAGATGGTCCCCCGCCCCTTCGAGGAAGGGTATGGCGTCCTCGAACGCCCCGATCAGGAGGTTGCCGACGGGTTCCAGCGCCTTCTCCGCCTTGTGTTGCAGGATGGCCATCCGGTCGCCGAGCGACATCGAGGCATCGGCTGCTGTGAGGACGGTCTCTTCTGACGTATCAAGCATCGTGACGAAATCGCCGAGGTCAAGATTACCTGACCGGATCGCTGCAGCCATCTCTGCGGCGCCCCTGGCGCCGAAGACTTCGGCGGCGATCGAGACCGCCTCGATCTCAGTCCCCGCCTCCCTCACCTGCCGAGCGAGTTCGTCGAGCGCTTCGACCGGATCAGTGATGCCTTTACCGGCGAGGTTGCCGAGACCCATCTTCATGCCGGCGAGGGCAGCTTCGATGTTTACGCCCCCCTTCTCAAACTTACCGAGGACCGCTACTGAACCCTTAAGGTCAAATCCCAATCCTCGGAGCGTCGACCCGTATTGCGTGGTCAACGTAGAGAGTCTGTCGACTCCGATCCCGGTCGACTGCGAGACCTTGAATAGGTAATCGAGCATCCCCGTCTGTTCTTCGGCGGCGACATTCCAGTTGCCAAAGAGCCGGGTAACCTCTTTGATGTTCGAGGCAACATCAGTCCCAGTGATCCGGGAAAGTTCCAAGAACCGAGTCGCCATATTTTGCAACGGTTTCCCGGTGAGCCCGAGCCGGGTGTTGAGGTCTGCGATCGCCGTCCCGACCTCACCGGCGCCGGCGGGGATTGTGCCGAACACCGCGTCAAAATCAGATTTGAGGGCTTCCAGATCCTCCCCGGTCGCACCCGTCCCAACCCGGATCGCGTTGTACGCTTTGTTGATGTTATCTGCGGCGAGGACGGCTGCGGTTCCGAGACTGGCGATTGCGGCGCCAACGGCGGCGATCGGGACGGCAAGGGTCTTCATCTTCGACGCAAAGCCTGTGGCGAGACCTATGAGTTTGTCCTTCGCCGCCCCTATGGGGGCTGCGAGTGAGGAGAGCCCCGAAGATATCCCGGCCGTAACTCCTTTGAACTTGTCGCCAACCGCGGCGATCGAGGGCGAGAGCGAGGAGAGTTTGGACGCAATCCCCGAGGTGGCCCCTTTGACCTTCTCCCCCATGGTGGCGATCGAGGGCGAGAGCGAGGAGAGTTTATCGGAGAACCCCCCCGCAAACCCTTCAGTCTTCTTCGCCGCGTCCTGTATGCCGGTATCGAACCCTTTCTTATCCAGACTCAGTGTCGCTACGAGGTTCCCGACGTTCAGCGCCATGTGTCGTTACCGTCCCACCGAATATCAGTGCTATTTCTTTGCATCGTCGTTTCATCTCCTCCGGCGACTGCGGCTGTTTTGGCGTCGTGTCCGGGAAGATGTCCTTCCAGGTCCATACCCGATCCGTTCGTTTCTGCCGGAGCGAGTTGTAGATCGCGGCCGCAACCGTCCCGGCCCGAACATTCTCCATCTGGTGCTGCTGCCGGTCGCGGGCGGCCTTGCCAGCGATCGTGATCGCAATCTCCGCCGGCGTCAGGTCGTAGAGGATGCGGGGATCATCGAAGTACCCGGTTTCCGCGGCAAGGTCGAGGTACTCGTGCATCCACCCGGAGAACGGTTTCAGTTTCCCGTATCACCCGCGGGTTTCTTCGTCGAGGCCGACTGCATCGCGTCGTTCAAGAGTTCCGCAAGTTCTTCGACGGTGACGTTGTCGAGGACTTCCTCGAACTCCGCCTCGGTCAACATCTTCCCGTCTCTCCTCATGCAGAATTTGACGAGCCTCGCTATTATGGTAACGTCCGGGTCGTCGCCGAGCATCTTCGGGAGATCGGTGATCTTCGTCTCGAACTCTCGCTCGATCGCGATCGAGGTCCCGGCGGAGAAGCGGAGGGTGTAGTTCACCCCTCCGATCTCCCGGGTCACGTTCGGGATCATGTTGAGGACGCCTCACTGAAGGCCGGGGCCGTCTTGCCGTCGATCCGCAGGGTGAACGTCCGCTGCACTTTTTCGTCCTTCGGGACGGCGATCCCGATCCCGGCCACGAACGCCGTGAAGATGAGCGTCGAGGAGTCCGGGAACGTGATCGTGTACTGCGCCGAGTCCCCGCTGACAAACGCCTGCGTCAGCCGGGTGTTCTCGCTCATGTCCTTGTTGTAGTTCACGGTCAGGTCAAACGTGCCGGCGTCCTTGAGGCCCTGCACGAAGGTCTTCCACCCGCCGGCGCCGTAGACGGTGTCTTCGATCTCATCTGCGGTGAGCGAGAGGTC